GCGGCCTCGAGCTGCGTGATGTTGAGACCCGTCGGCCCACTGCCGTACGCGATCGCCTGTGCCGACACCAAGGCGTACGCCTCATCCATCGCGTTGACCAAGAAGCTCTCGGCGATCGGGATAAGGGTGCCCCAAGTCGTGCCCCAGAAGAGACCCTGAGAGGTCGTGTAGCCCGTGAGTGTGATGCAGTGACCGCCGAGGATCGGGCTGCCAGGAACCCAGCGCCACTCACCGGGGAACTGCGTCTCTTGCGCCTGCTGGACCTGGATGCCGATGACCAAGCCGCCGCCGAGGTGCAGCCCGTTCTTGACGTCGTCCATGTTCGTGTGATCGACGGGAGCGTACACGCCACCCCTCACACCGAACAGGCCGGACTTGCGCCACACACCCAGAGTCGTCGAGATGTCGAGTCCCGTATCGTACTGGTCAGGGTTGCTGAAGAGCTCGGCGGGAGTGCAACCTGCGAGCTGGCAGTAGATGAGGACCGCGGCGTTCGCCGACGGGACGAGGTCCCGAACCTTGCCCTCCTCGAAGTTGGCGATCGTCAAGCTGTGCGCTAGGCCGCAAACGACACAGTCACCGCAGCCCGGCCAGTTGGCGGGCACGCCGGGAATCGTGACGGCCGGATCTGGGCCGTTGCCGTCCATCTGCCAGGGAACGGTGACCCGAGCACCGTAGTGAGACTGCGGAGGCGGAGCGCCCTGCGCCGCAGCGAAGAAGGTCTTGAAGTCCGCCATCGGCAGGCGAACGGGATCCTTCTTACCGAGGTAGCCGTGAGACGTGGAGATGACAGCTATAAGATTCCTCCGAGGTGGTGATTGATCACCGCCCCATCATACTACTCGTCAAGTCGCTCTAAGCACAGGGTGTAACCGACGACATCGAGCCGCCCGTCATGATCGAACGGATTCTCGACGAGTCGGGCCGTCTTGAGCCAGATCATTCCGAGTGCGACCTGCTGGGGCGTGACGTCACAACCGAAGATAATGGACCAGCCGGTCGCGATGCGCTGGAAGTTGACCTTCGGCGGGCCGTAGTCTTGCTCGCGTCGACCGTAGATGATCCCGCGCGCCTCCTCGAGGATGTCGCTAGGCTCAGACATCGGGCGTGGGGGGCGGGATCGGCGCCGCGTTGATGTGCGCGATGACGAGCTGAAGCGCCTCAGAGCGCGTGAACCCGACCTTCGTGTACGCCTCGAAGACCGCCCACGCACCCATCGCTCCAGCGATGAGCTCATTTAGCCCGGTCTCGGGCAGTCCCTCACCCTCGGGCACGGCCCCTCGCTTTCTTGCGTCGACGATCCTTCGCCTCGCTGACCTCGCGTGGCATCAGGGATGGGTGCACGCGACCGCACTCACCCTTGCACGTCGTACGAGTCTCGGACCGGCGCGCCCTCGCGGGCTGCAGCCGGTGCGGACTCAGCAGGGAGTGGACGAGGTCAACGAGCTCCTGATCGGCCACGGCTAGCCTCTCGCCGCCAAGACGCGCATTCGCACGCCGGTCTCGATGGTGCTGAGCTGCTGAGAGATCCAGACCTCGTGCTCAACCTCCGCCTCGGCGATCTGCTCAGGCGTGAGCAGCTTGCTGAGAAGTGCGGTTGTGTAGTGGTTGCCCATGATGAAGTTGAAGCTCAGGTCGAGGGTGTTGGGAATGCGAGAGAGCGCGACCAACCGTCGCAGATTTGACTGCCGCAGCTCCTCAAGTGTCGGTGCTGATTCCGGCTCGTCCTGATCTGGATCCTGCTCAACGGGCACCGTCATCTCACTCTCCATCTGGCACGACCAACGGACTGCCGTCCGAGCTCACGATCCCCGTCTCACGCATCCCGGTGCGCAGCGTCGGTGTGTGCACCATGCAGAGGCTCGTCGCGATCAGAACGTGGTTACACTCAGTGCAGTAGAACTTGCCCTTCACATCGAGCGCGGGCTTCGGCTTGTGATCGCTCATCGCTTCCGCATGATGCGAGACACGGCGTTTGCGTGTCCGTGCGCGGCCGTGCACGGGACACAGCGGCAGCCCCAGTAGTCGTACGTGCCTGTGGTGCCGTGCTTGAGATTCTTCGGTGCGGTACCCTTCGCTAGGCGCTCATGCGCGGCATGACGACGACGAGCGTCTACACTCTCGGGCTCTAACGTGGTGATTGTCACGAATATCTCCTTCGTCAACTGATCAGATTCTACCACGCGGCGTCCACGGTGGATGACCAAAGTGCCAGAGCCAACAGTGAGGACACCTGTACAGGTTCATGTCATCAGGACGACCGAACGCGAGCAGTCGCTTGTGCGCGCGCTTCGCCTCCTGCTTCGATCCGTAGCCGCGCTTCCCGAGGCACTGCGCCTCGGGGCTTGCGACGTGGTTTTCGACTGGCATCAGGTCCCTCCATCTCTATCGGAACGAGAATCCCTCGCTCCCTTCGAATGCGCTCTCGCTCACGAGCGCTCCTGCCCGCCCAGATCCCGTACTTCTCGTTGCCGATCGCCCACTCATCGCAGAGTCGTCGCACCGGGCACGCGTGACAGACCTCCTGCGCGGCGCGCAGCGCACCGCCGTCGCCAGACCCGGGAAAGAAGAGGTCGGGGTCGCTGTGTCGACACGCCGCCCTGTCACTCCACTCATTGGGCGGCTTGGGCACGGAGTCATTCTATCGCCTCCTCGAGTGGAACGAGATAAGTGATCTTTTTGCGCACGGCACGAGCATGCTGAATCTCCCGCGACGTCGACTCACCGATGTACCCATTGACGTTTATGACGTGGACACGATCCGCGAGATCTACCTTCGCAAAATGCAAGGCGTCTAGCCTGAGTTTCGTAATCGGATCTGAGTGTTGCGGATCGCCATCTGCACTGTACTGGACTATTTCCGGGCGTAAGACAATCCAACCAGCAAGCGTGAACCGCTGCGCCTCAGTGTTGAACGTCTCAGCGAATCTCGTGCTACCGCAAAAACACACAATCGGAGGTCGAACGTACTTCACGTCTTCTCCTCGTGTCGTCCACAAGTGCATGACAGACCGCGGTTGATGTTCCAACGCTGGCACAGCGCCTTGCGACTACCGGCAGCGGCGCCAAGGCGTCCGGCGGTTGACTGATGCTCCAACGTTCGAGCGCGAGCTAGGTCCTCAGTTCCACCAGTGAGCGCGCGAGTGCGGCCGCCCTGTGCGCGCTCGTCATCCGTGAAACCGCGAGCTGATTGCCGCGCCTTCGCCTCAGGCGACATGCGCGCTTGGTTGCACTTGTGACACTCTTGAACGTAATCGCGCCCAGTAAGATCATAACCACACGGATCGGCGCCGACGTATGACTGCTCAAGGCGTCGCGTCTCAACACACGTTGGACAGACGCCAACACCGGGCTTGCCCCAGAGCTCATTCGCCGCTCGGTGCGCGCGTCGTAGTAGTGTTCCGCGCGCTACCACAACACTCTCACTGTCAACGCGAATGCGACAACAATGATGACGCCGACGAGAAGCCAGAGAAGTGCGGCGAACATGAAGCTCACGAATCGGTCACACGCGCACAGGCTGCAGTCCGAACCGCTGCGGTAGTGTGTGTGCACGTGAAGAGAGTGCCCGCACTGACAGACCCGACTCTCACCGTCACTCATCATTGGCTCCATTCTACACCGCGATCTTGACCGCGACGACCGGACCGCCACAAACTGGACAAACCTCACCGGGAATGATTGCGTCATACGTGTAACCGATTGGCGTGAGATCTGCGTTCTCGTGTCCTTCGTTCCACTGGACGTTGTATTGGCACGAGTGCTCGTACGCGTACGTGATGTGCTTGCAGGTCTTGTCATCGCCCGGGGCGAACTTGAACGCGGTGCAGGTGCAGAACGCGCCGTGCGTGCAGGCGAACTCAACCCGATAGGTGACGCCGGGCTTGGAGCCCGGAACCTCGAAGATCCCGTACGATGAGGCGCAGAAGGCGCCGGTCACGATGTCGTAGCTCATGACTCCCCCTCGTCCACCGGGATGAAGAGCTGATCCGTGCGCGGCAGGAGGTAGAAGTACCGACCGGACTCGATGCCCTGAAAGCGCAGGCAACAGAAGTCGCGGTCGACGCCTCGGAAGTGCGCAAGCCGCTCGTCGTCGCCGACGGCGTAGAGCGCGTTCTTCACGAGGGTGTCACCGTTGATGTCTCTCATGAGAACGCCAGCGTGATCGTGAAGCTTGCCAAGTGTTGCCTTCATCTCTTCGTTCCTTCCATCGGTGATCCCGAGTGGGGATCCTAGGCTCATTCTATCACAAAGTGAGCCGGAGTGACAATCAGACGGCGATCGCCTCGAGCATGAACGGCGCCCACTCATCTTGGACCGCGTAGAGGAGCAGGCGAGCGTGCGCGCCGCGCGGACGAGTCGGTTGGCGCAGGAGCGGCATGTGAGCTTGGTCCGGCGTCTTGTTTCCCTTGTGGTGATTACAGAGGCGACAGGCGGCGACCACGTTCTCCCACGTGTGCGAGCCCCCCTGGCCGCGCGGCACGATGTGGTCCATGGTGTCGGCGTCGTCACCGCAGTACGCGCACTCGCCGCGATCCCGGGCGATAACTGTGCGCGTGGAGAGGGGAATGCTCCGCCCACGGGGAACCCGGACGTAGTGGCGCAGGCGGATCACAGACGGCAGGACGTAGTCGACGCACTGAGTGTGCGCCACGTGCTCAGAGTCGAGAACGACGTCGGCCGTTCCCTTGGAGACCAGATAGAGAGCGCGGTAAGCAGAGCACACGTGCAACGGCTCATCACTTGCGTTGAGCAAGAGCGTCCGCTGCGTGAACTGTCTACCAGGTCCCTTCTTCATGGTAGAGGCGAAGCGATTCGAACGCTCATGACGCTCGTTTTGAGCGAGCGATGTCTGCCGGTTGCATCACACCTCCGTGC